AAGTGGGGAACATCGATATTTTATTGTCAAAATTAGAACTTTTAAAAGGAACAGATATGAATATCAGATATGGCACAAGGTAGAAAAAAGATACCAACGCAATTAAAAAAAATCGCTGGAACTGATCGAAAAGACAGATCGTTGAAAAATGAAATGGTTGTTTCTGAAGTGATTTCAATGCCAGAAGCTCCGTCTTTTTTGAATGATTATGCAGTCGCAGAATGGCAACTTGTGACAAATCAACTTGCTGATTTGAAGATGCTTCACGAAGTTGATCTTGCATTGTTGTCTGCATATTGTCGTGAAATGGGTATGTATTTTGAAATGGTAGAAGTGTTAAAAGGTGGACAAATTGAAAGAACATATGATCGTGACGGAAGACTTCGTGCGTCAAAACTCAAGCCAGAAGTAAAAATTTCAAGGGATTGTCTTGATCGTGCAATGAAAATTGCAGTACAATTCGGATTCACTCCTTCAGCACGTGCGTCAATACCACAGCCAGAGATCAAAGAAGAAACAAAATCAAAGTACAATTTTTTTTAATTTATGAAAATAGAAGAAGATCAAGACTATTATTTTTGCAATGACTCGGCTGATCGTGTAGTGTACTTCATTGAAAACTTCATCAAGCATTCAAAAGGAGAGTATGGTGGAAAGAATTTTATTCTTGAACCTTGGCAGAAAAAAATTGTCAGAACTATCTTCGGTTGGAAAAGAAGATCAGATGACACAAGACGCTTCAGAACTTGCTACATTTCGGTACCAAGAAAGAATGGAAAATCAACTTTAGTTTCTGCGATTTCTTTGTATATGCTGATCGGTGACAATGAACCTTCAGCAGAAGTGTACGTGGCTGCCGGTGATCGTAGTCAAGCGGGAATCATATTTGATCAAGCATCGACAATGGTACGAATGGATTCAAACTTGTCAAGCAATTTGAAAGTATTTCGCAATTCAATTGTACACGAAAAAAGTCATTCTTCATTCAAAGCAATTTCTGCCGAAGCATCTTCGAAGTATGGATTCAACGCTTCGACTATAATCGTTGACGAATTATTCGTTCAGAAAGATGACGCATTGTGGACTGCTTTGACAACGTCTGTGGGAAGTAGAAGACAACCTTTGACAATAGCAATCACGACTGCTGGATATGACAAAAATTCTTTGTGTTATAAATTGCAAGACTATGGTCAAAAGGTATATGACGGAATCATTGAAGATCCCACGTTCTTCTTCTGCGTATATTCAGCAGACATTGAAGACGACTGGACAAAAGAAGATGCTTGGCGAAAAGCAAATCCCGGACTTGATTCTGGTATCATAAAGATTGACTACATAAAAACAGAATGTGAAAAAGCACAAAGAATGCCTTCAGCAGAAGCGTCATTCAGAATGCTTCACTTAAATCAGTGGATGTCATCAGAACAAAAATGGATATCAGATCGTGATTGGATGAAATGTGATCACGGGAAATTCAATCTTGAAGACTTTAGAAATGTTCCTTGTTATGCTGGACTTGACCTTGCATCTGTTCGTGATGTCACTGCATTGGTATTGTTGTTTGTAGAAGACGACAGATATTCAGTCATACCTTTCTTTTTTACACCGAAAGAAAACGCATTCATCAGATCAAGACGTGATGGTGTTGACTATATCAATTGGGAATCACAAGGACATATGGATCTGACTCCTGGCGATGTGACTGACTATGACTTTGTCAAAAAGAAGATACGTGAAATTGCTGAAGTTGTTGATCTTCGTCAAGTCAACTATGACAGATGGAACGCATCGCAACTTGTGATCGATTGTGTCAACGAAGGACTTCCGATGAATCCGTATGGTCAAGGATTCTTGTCTATGTCTGCACCAACAAAAGAACTTGAAAAACTTGTCTTGACAAAGCAATTAAATCACGCAGGAAATCCCGTACTTCGTTGGATGTGCAGTAACTTACGAATGAAGATTGATCCGTCTGGTAACATAAAGCCAGACAAGTCAAAGTCAACAGAAAAGATTGATGGGATGGTTGCACTTGTTATGGCATTGGGTGCCTATATGAATGCAGACAAAGAAGAAGATTCGATGTATAATGATCGTGGTATTACTTTTTTATAAATAGGTAGGAGCGTCATATCTTCTTGATGTATTTTTGTACAATACAAAAACATCTATGGGATTATTTGATTTTTTTAAATCAGAAAAACGAGGATCAGACAACGCATTTCTTCAAGCATCTTTGGGTGTAAATGCAAACGCAGGAGTGGCAGTGACTGAAGATTCAGCATTGAATTTCTCGGCTGTCTGGGCTTGTGTCAGAGTCATTTCAGAAGCGATCGCAAGTCTTCCGATCAACGTATATCGTGAAGAAGCAAACGGGAACAGAGGCGTTGACAAGTCTTCTCCGATATACAATCTTATTGCCTACGAACCGAACTACTATATGACATCATATACGTTTCGTGAAATCTTGATGACAAATTTGTTGATCAACGGAAATTCATATTTTAAAATTGAACGTGACAATCGTCAAAGACCTATTCAATTAAAGTACGTCAATTCAGACGATGTCAAAGTGTTAAAAGCAGAAGATGGTTTGTACTATCAAGTCAAAGGAATTGACACTCCAGTATCTTCATATGATATGCTTCACTTTGTAGGAATGGGATATGATGGTTGCAAAGGTAAGTCAATTTTGAAAGTACACGCAGACACAATCGGACTATCACTTGGAGCAAATGTCACTGCGACATCTTACTTCGGTAATTCAACACAAGTCTTCGGTGTCTTAAAGCATCCCGGAAAGCTATCTGAAGAAGCGTCAAATCGACTGAAGTCATCGTGGAACAATGGTTATTCCGGACCTTACAATTCGAATCGTACTGCAATACTTGAAGAAGGACTTGATTTTAAGCCGATCACTATACCAGCATCGGACAGACAACTTCTTGATTCAAGACAATTTCAAGTACAAGAAATCGCAAGAATCTTTCGTGTACCACCACACTTGATCGGTGATCTTTCAAAAGCAAACTACAATTCAATGGAACAACTATCGATCGAATTTGTCAGAACGACACTTCGTCCGTATCTTGTAAACATTGAAAGTGAATTAAATCGCAAACTATTTCGAGAATCTGAACGAGGAAAATTCTACATCAAAATGTCGGTCGAAGGTTTACTGCGGGGTGATTCACAAGCACGTGCAAACTTTTACAAAGAAATGTTGCAGACGGGTGTCTTTTCAATTAACGAAGTTAGACGATTTGAAGACTTAAATCCGATTGAAGGTGGCGACAAGCATCTTGTACCGATGAACTTCACGACATTGAACGATATGAACAATGATCAGGAGTCTTGATGATATAAATACAACTCCGACACAAGGTATGGTTGATGAAGCAATCAAAGGTCTTGAATGGAGAAAAGAATTTGGGCGAGGTGGCACAGAAGTAGGTGTCGCAAGGGCAAGGGACATAAAGAACAAAAAAGATCTGTCAATTCGTACGATCAAAAGAATGTTTTCATTTTTTTCAAGACACGAAGTTGACAAGAAAGCAGAAGGATTTCGACCTGGTGAAAAAGGTTATCCGAGTAATGGTAGAATCGCTTGGGCATTATGGGGTGGTGATCCGGGCTTCAGTTGGAGCAAAAAGAAAATGAAAGAAATTAAAAAAGAAGAAAATAATATGTCAAACAATAAAGAAACACGATTCTTCAAAATAGACAATTTTGAAATTCGAAAAGAAGGTGACGAAAAACGTGTCATTGGTTATGGTGCAGTATTCAACACACTTTCAAATGATCTTGGTGGTTTTACAGAACGAATAGATCCGAAAGCATTTGACGGAAGAACAGATGACGATGTCAGATTCTTATTGAATCACGATCCCAACTTCATATATGGAAGAACAACTGCGGGAACATTAAGACTTTCAATCGATGAAAAAGGTCTTCGATATGAAGTCGATATGCCAGACACACAATCAGCACGTGATCTTGAAGTTTCATTGGAACGTGGCGACATTAATCAATCATCATTTGCATTCACGGTTGAAGAAGATTCGTGGGATCAATCAGACAATGGTGTGATCAGAACGATCAACAAAGTGTCAAGGTTGTATGACGTGTCAGCGGTAACATATCCGGCTTATGAAGAAGCATCTGTGGCACTTCGATCTTTAGAGCAATGGAAAGAAGAAAAACAAGAAAACAAATTGAAAGAAAATCTTGAAAAAGAAATTCAAGAAAACAAGAAGGAATTGCAGGACCTTCACAAAAGAAATCTTGCTGAACTTAAATTGAAATTAATTAAATAACTATCTAATGAAAACATCAAAATTTTATCTTGAAGGTCGTTCTGAAGTAGTTGAGCAAATGGAAAGTCTTGTAAATTCTGCAAAAACAGAAGAAAGGGATTTGACTGACGCTGAACAAACTCAATTCGATGAATTAAACAATAAGGCAGAGAAATTGAATGCAGACGCACAAAGATCTTTGACCTGGGAAAATATGCAAAAAGAAAAGGTTGCATCTGATCTTCGTTCTGAAGTCAAAGACACTCCGAAAGAATTCAAATCGTATTCTTTTCAAGAAGCTATGCGCCAAGCATACAGAGGAAAACTTGAAGGTTTAGTTGCTGAAATGGATCAGGAAGCAAGATCGGAAAATCCGAATCAGTCTTTCAGAGGTATCGCAATACCACAAAGCATTCTTGAATATAGAGATGTGACAACTGCTGGTGTAAACGCAACAGAAGTGATGTCTTTTACTGATCAATTAGAAGCGAATCTTGTTCTTGCTTCTGCTGGTGCAAATTTCTATTCTGGTGTAAACAATATGAAGTTTCCTATTGTTTCGGGAATAAGCAGTGGCTTTGTTGCTGAAACAGGTGGATCAACAACTGCGGCAGGTGACGTGTCTTCTTTGACTTTATCTCCAAAGAAAATGATTTCAATCGTTGAAATGTCTGCTGAAGCATTAACACAGAACGCTGGTCTTGAAAATGCGATCAGAAGAAATCTTGCGGCGAACATTGCTTCGACTTTAGAAAAAGCACTTCTTGGTGCTGGTGACATCACTTCAGCTCCGACATCAATCTTCGCTGATGCGGCAGATGGTGGTGCTACTTTAGACGCGGCGGCATTGTTAGCAATGGAGTCTACCGTATTAGGTAACAACGTTAATGTATTAGGTGGAAGATTCGCATATCTTTGTAATCCAGACGCAATGGCTATCATCAAAGGATTAGTACAAGCGACAGGTGTTTCTGCTATCTATGACAACAATGACAAGACAATCAATTCATACTTCAGTTTAGTTTCTTCTAACGTAGGAAACAAATCAACTGACTATGACAACGTATTGTTCGGTGACTTTTCGAAAGTACACATCGCACAATTCGGTGGATTGGATATCCTGTTTGATCCATACACGTCTGCTGGTGCAGGTGTAGGACGTATGATCGCAACTTCTTTGGTTGACGGTGATGCAGTACAAAACGACAAGGCATTTGTTGAAATTCAAACTGCATCATAATTTTGTTTTTTAAATTAATCAAGGGAGGAGTGAAATACCTTCTCCCTTTTTTTTTACTTGTATGATCATATATAATTTTTTACAGAATAGAAAACTTCGTGACTATGGATATTTCCGTATCGGTGCTTCAAACACATCGACTGAACCTGTGACATTATCACAAGCAAAGGCACACTTGCGTATTGAATCGTCATTCACAACAGATGACACATACATCACGACATTGATTTCTGTTGCAAGATCTATCTGTGAAAATTACGTTGGATTTTTATTATCAAACAATGATGATGTCACATATTATCTTGATCAATTTCCGGACAATGAAGTCATTGACTTGTATGGTTTATCATTCAAAGATGCTGGTACTACCGTGATCAAATACTGGGATTCAAACGATAGTCTTCAAACTTTTTCATCGTCAAGATATCACGTTGACGAAACGTCGATTCCGTCAAGAATCTTTCTTGATAGCAATGCTTCCTGGCCCACAACGTCAGATTCAAAACCTTCTGCAATATACATTCAAGGAGAAGCAGGACCGAATGCAGTTGATGTCCCAAAAGCAATATATCAAGCAATACTTTTGACGATAGGACACTTGTATGAAAACAGACAAAGTGTAGTGATCGGAAGTGGCAAACCTTATGATGTCCCGCAAACTGCTGAACATCTTTTGAACACATACAGAGTCGTGTCAATATGAACATAGGAAAACTTGATCGGTATGTCGGTGTGTATTCACGAAGCACAAGTCAAGATTCGTTTGGGTCTATTAATGTACCAGGAGCGGCATCATTGATCGACAATGCTTGGGTTCGTAAAGTACACAAGAAATCTGAAATGGTAAGTCAAGGTGGATCAAATATGATCAATCAAAATTCATTTGAATTTGTTGCAAGATACAATACCACTTTATGGAAAGCGGGATACTATTTTTTAATATCACAAGACACAAACAAGTATTGGATCAGAGGTGTTGAAGAAATCGGCAGAAAAGAAGGACTTCGAATATTTGTAGAAATGGAAAAATCAAGATCGTAATGGCAAAGAAAGACGCAGAATTTCAACTTGATCAAAAGACATTGCAAGACATCAGAAAAAGTCTTGAAAAAGTTTTTCCGAAAACTTCAAAACAAAACACTGCAATTTTTAATGGTATGAAGAAAGCGGCAAAGCCTTTGGTTGATGGTTTGTCTTCTGCTATAAAACAAAACACGTCAGAAAAAGCAACAGGAAAACTTGCAAAGTCAATCAAGATCTTCAGAGCAAAAAAGAAAGACGATGGTGGACGACCAGTCGCATATGTTGGTCCGAAAGTAAAGCCACCGAAAAAATTCAATGACAAGAAAACATCGACACGTGCAGAAATGAAAGCAAATGCAGAAGCACGTGACAATTGGAAGAAGAAACAATCGGGATTCTATTTTTACTATTTAGAATATGGTTTTAAAGCATTTGGTCACACATTGAAGGCTGGGCTTGGATTGTTGCCACAAGTCGCTTCATCGAAAGGAGAACAGGTAATGAATGACTTGTACAATAAGATCTTTGCTGAAATTAAGAAAGGTGCAAAAAAACAAGGATTTGAAATTAAATAGATATGCCAGACTTTAGCGGACAAACGGGATCAGCGATTTACTATCTTTTGACACAGAATACAGAAGTGACAAACGTGTATGGGACACGTATATATCCAAGCGTCACAAATTACAACACGACAACGTATCCGATGATCGTGTACACAATAACATCAACAGAACCGACAAACACAAAAGGTGCAACGGGATATTCAAAACTCGATGTGACACAAGTACAACTTTCAATGTTTCATACTTCATACGAAGAAATGATCTTGGCACAAAAAGACGTACGTGCGACACTTGACTATGTCGCTGAAGGAATATATCCACCGACCGGTGCATACACGAACAGAATTCAATCAATCAGTTTTCAAGACGATCGTCAAGATTATATTGATGACTATGACGAACAAGGCTTGTTTGTTTCATATATGAACTTCCAAGTCAGACAAAGAAGAATCTAAATCAATAAATTATGAAAATAGAATTAAAAAAAGATTGGAAACGCAACGGACTGAAAACGGTCAAAGCGGGTACCATTATTAATATAGATCAAGAACTATTTGAAAAACTTGAAAAGAAAGGACTTTTTGAAGAAAAGAAAGAAGTCAAAAAAGATAAACCGAAACTATAACATTTTAAAATTTTACAACTATGGCAGAAACTGCTGGAATTATTAATGGTACAAATATACTTGTTTATACAGGTGGTACCGCAATCACACATTCAACGTCAGCGTCAATTTCTTTTTCTATGGAAACACGTGACGCATCAACTAAAGACTCCGCTGGTTACAGAGAAATTCTTGAAGGTCAAAGATCGTTTTCAATAGAATGCGAAGGAATGACTGCCTTTGATGCGGCAAACGGATTTGAAGAATTAGTCACGGCGTGGGTGGCACGTACTGCATTGACAATCAAATGGGCAACTGCAAACGCAGATGACAATCACTATCAAGGAACCGGATATTGCACTTCTGTGTCTGTTGATTCTGGAGTTGAAGATTCTTCGACTTTTTCAGCGACATTTGAAATGACTGGTCAAGTGACTATTGGATAAATCATTCTGTTGATTGGGCTTGGACTTCGGTCCTTGTCCCATTCAACTTTAAAACTAATCAACAAAAAAAATGTACGAATTAATCACAATCAACAAACAACAAATGCCCATCAGATTCGGAATGAACGCACTCCGTCTTTTTTGCAAGGCAACAAACAAAAATTTGAATGATCTTTCAAAACTTGGACAAGACTTATCACTTGACGATTCTGTTCACTTGATCAATGCAGGTTTGAAAGACGGACATCGCAAAGCAGGAAAAGAATACAACTTCACAATTGAAGACATATCTGACTGGCTTGATGACGACATAAACATCTTGTCTGAAGCGATGAATATATTCGCAGAACAATTCAACACTACGGGATCGGGAAACGATCAAGGGACATCGAGTCCCAAAAAAGTGAAGAAGTAAACTGGGAAACGATTGAAGCATACGCATACGGAAGAATGAAAATTCAACCGGATGTTTTTTGGGAAATGACAATGCGTCAATTCTTATTGACACAAAAAGGATATCTTGAAAGTATTGAAGATGAACAAATTCATCAATGGAATATGACAAGAACAATGTGTCTTTATGTAATTAAACCGCACTTGAAAAAAGGATCAAATATGTCGCCCAAAGACATTATGCACTTGCCGATTGATGGCAAAACAAAGTCAGAAATTGACATTGAAAAGAAAAGAAAAGTTGCTGAATTTACACGTAAAAAATACGAAAAGATTGCACTTGCTAATAAAAAGAAAGATAAAAAACAAGTAAAATTTGAAGAATTATTTTTCAACAATAACGCAAAAAATCTTCCCAAGTAATTTTCGGCAATTGCAAGATCTTGACTTTTTGATATCAGCATATGACAGAACAGACAAAGTCGCTTAAAACGTATAAAAACCGGCTTATATAAAGAATTGATAAAAACAAATAAAATCAAATAAAAGTGGGAAAGAAGTCTTTGAATATAATGGTTGGCTTGAATGATTTGAACTTTCAAAAAGGTTTAAAAAGAGTCAACAAGAGTCTGACAAGATTCGGAAAAAAGATGCAACGTGTCGGATCATCTATGACGACAAATGTCACTGCACCACTTGGAGCCATTGCAGTTGCTTCTGTAAAATTAGCAGTTGACTTTGAAACGTCAATGACTAAAATTCAAACACTTGTTGGAGCTACGGCAAGCGAAATGCAAGTCTATTCAAACGCAGTCGCTTCAATATCATCACAGACGGCAGTCGCCCAAAAAGATCTTGCAGACGGATTGTTCTTTATTACTTCAGCAGGACTTTCTGGACAAGAAGCAATTGATGCCTTGACGGTGTCTGCAAAAGCAGGTGCGATGGGAATGGGTGAAATGGACTCAATCGCAAACGCATTGACTTCTGTGATGACTGCATACGCAGACGAAAATATGACTGCCGCACGTGCAGGTGATCTTCTTCACGAAACATTGAAACAAGGTAAATTTGACGCTGGTCAATTTATGGACAAACTTGGATCAGTCATACCAGTGGCAGCCGCGGCAGGTGTGTCGATGGAAGAACTTGGTGCCGCTTCAGCAACGATGTCAAAACTTTCTGGTGATGCCGCAGGTACGTTGACATCAATGAAAACTTTGATGATGTCACTTCTGAAGCCTTCAGAAAAACAAAAAGAAATTCTTGATCAAATGGGTTTGTCAACTGACGAACTTGGATCAATGATGGACGAATCGTTGATGGGAACACTTCAATTCTTGTTTCAAAATTTAGAAGGAAACAATGAAGCATTGATGAATATGTTCGGCAGTAGCAAAGCAGTAACCGGTGCACTTGCGACAATGGGACTTCAAGCAGAAACATATGCAGAAGTACTTGACGGGATGAATAATAGTCAAGGAAATGTCGATGCTGGTATGAAGATCTTGGATCAGACTGCTGGACAACAATTGAAGAAGTCTTTTGTTGATCTTCAGAACGCTGGAATTGAAATCGGAAAAATATTGATGCCCGTTGTGTTAAAACTTGTAAATGGGTTTAGACAATTCTTGTCTGCATTTCAGAATCTTGAAGGTGGTACAAAGAAGATCATTGTTGGGATTGGACTTGTAGCAATGGCGATTGGACCGATCTTAATGATAGTAGGTAAATTGACGGTAGCCTTTGGAGCATTATTCACACCGGTAGGATTAGTGATCGCGGCACTTGTTGCCGGTGGTATATTAATATACAAAAATTGGGATTATGTCAAGTCATTGATTGTGAAGATCGTCAACTATTTCATCGACTTGTACAACAATTCAATGATCTTTCGTGCAGGTGTTCAATTGATAATTATGGTATTTAAGAATCTTTGGGCAGAAGTGAAATTCATCTTCAATTCAATGATGGGTATCGCAAAAGAAGTCATTGGTGCTTGGATCAAACAATTCAAGGCAGTTGGGAAAGTTATCGCCGCGGCATTGAAATTTGATGGTGAAGGTATCAAAGAAGGTGCAAAAGAATTTGCAGACGCAACGATTGACGGATACAAAGGTATCGGAAAAGTCATTGCAGAAGAAGGTGCAATTCTTGGAGAAGAAATTGCAACAAATATGAAGACGGCATACGACAACACAATGAACGCTGATCCGATCGAATACATTTCAGAAGAAGACGTGCAAAATCAAGTTGATGGTGCAGTTGATAAGATCAAAACTTTGGGCGATAAGATCAAAGGATTCTTGGGTGGTGGATCTGTTGGTACAACAGACGATTCAACAACAACAACTGATTCTGGTGGTGGTATGATGGGTCCAGAACAAATGGATCTTTCTTTTCTTGATGATGTAGAAACAAAGAATGAATCTGTTCTTGACAAGATGAAGAAAGGCTGGTCAGAATGGGGAGAAACGACAAGTGACAAGATTCAAAACGTAGCGGGTGTGTTTAGTGAAATGACTGGACAGATGCAAGCCGTGTCTGATCAACGCTTCGCAAATGAATTTGCAAATCTTGATCTTGAAACACAGAAACAAATTGAAAGTGTAGAAAATTCAAATTTGTCAGAACAACAAAAGGCAGACAAGATCGCAACGATTGAACAAGATGCAGACAAAAAAAGAAAAGCGATTCAATTGCGTCAAGCAAAAGCGAATAAGAAATTTCAAATAATGAATGCGATCGTCAACACTGCAACCGCAGTGACAAATGCACTTGCAAGTATTCCTGCACCTTTTAATATTCCGGTAGCAATCGGAATGGGTGTGATGGGTGCGGCACAGATCGCAACGATTCAATCAGCACCTTTACCAGCATTAGCAGAAGGTGGTCTTGCATTCGGTCCAACTGCGGCACTTGTCGGTGATAATGTCGGAGCGTCTGCCGATCCAGAAGTCATCGCACCACTTTCAAAATTGAATGGTATGCTTGGTGGTCAAGCACAGAAAATCATTGTTGAAGGTGTGATCAGTGGAGAAGATATTTATTTGACTAATAAACGACAAGAAAAAATACAAGCGAGGTAATGGCATTAGGTACAACAGCATTGAAAAGTGAATTCAAAAGTGACTTTGGTATTCAGTATCGCATCAAGATATATGATTCGACAAACGCACTTGGAAATTCAGAAATACCTTTTACCGTAGATTCAAACGGATTTACATTAACATACAAAGGAAAAGGAAAAGAACGATACGACACGATGAAAGAATCAACGCTTGAAGTCGGTATGTATTACGGATTGACAGGTACGGCAAAACAATTCATTGACAATTTGCAGACATCAGATCAAGGACGTTTCAAAATAAGTGTTGAAAGAAGTACAAATTCAGGAGGTTCATATTCTGCTTTTTGGTATGGTGTGATAACTGCTGATATAATGACACTACCAGACGAGTCTGCACCGAGTCTTGCAAAGATCAAAGCGTCTTGTGGTTTAGCATTAATGAAAGACATTCCTTTTGATCGTGACGTGTACAATGGTACGAACGGAAATGTCAATGGATTATACACGATCAGACACATTGTTTCAAATATGCTGGAACATTATCTTGGTGGTGTTCAAGACTTTTATTCAACAAGCACAATGTGGTATGATATGACGCACTGGTATGAAGACACTATGCCTGCACCTGCTTCATCAAATTCACCTTGGGAAAGATCAGCACTTTATCCAAACGCATTTCGTGACATAGAATATGACGAAGGAGATCCAGTGAAGACAGAATCAATTTCAGCATACGACACTTTGAAAAGTATTCTTGAAGCCTTTGGATGTCGTATCTTTCAAGCAAATGGTTTTTTCTATGTGGTGCATCACGATATGTGGAGAAATGATTTGTCAAAATGGTACTATCGTAGAATGTCAAAAACTGGAGGAGAATTAGGAAGTGGAACTTATGCGTATCAAAACATCATATTTGATCTTGGTAAGGTAGGAGATAGTGAACCTTTGATCAAACTTGCTGGAGGTAGTCAAACATACTATCCACCATTAAAGAAGACACGTGCAGTATATTCAAATTGGGCTGACGATGGTCTTTATTCAGCAAGTCAAGATCTTTCAGACTTTGTGTCAAACGCTGATATGGAATCTAATTTGATTGACTTGGGATATGTCGAAGCAAGTGGCGGTGCATATATTCAAGTCAATCATCGTACAAGACTGAAAAGAGTTTCTGGATCCGGAACAAATTGGGATTCATTTATGGACTACGTACATTTAATATATATGATCAAAGTCGGTACATATTATTGGGATGAAGCAAATGGCGAATGGACAACAACACAAACATCGTGCGTCAAGGTTATTGCAGTCAATATGTATCAATATGCGTACACCGAAGGAAATGACATAGACAATTGGTGCTATCAACAGGTATCAATGATCACTTCTGATCTTCCAGTGTCTGACGAAGTCGAATACTTTGCGTCTTTTGTTCAAGGTAATACATATACAACTGACGGAGATCCACAAGGTACATCAGTTTATGACGTACAAATTATGGCAAACACTGCGTCATATCCTTCACTGATTCAATACACGACTGACGGAAATACTCCTTTCGAACGTGTCTTCGTAACGCAAGACGACAATTCAGATGCAAACGAGGAAATGGATCTTGGTAATTTGCGAATTGGTGACGGTCCGACAACTGCTTCGCCAAGTTGGGGAAGAATAAGAATCAACAACGGATCATCTTGGTTGAATACAATTGAAGAAAACTGGCAAGCCTGGCAAACAGGAACACAAGATCGTATCACACAAATATTGACGGAACAAAACTATGTCGGACAACGTGACTTCACAAATTTAAGGGAATACAATTTTGTCATTCGTGATATGACTTATAGTTTTACACCTTTAGCTTGTATTGTTGACAAGACTTTTTCTGGAGATCCGACAATGACAATGAATGGTTATAAATTTATAGCAAACAAAGATGAAATCAGTGGCGAATATTATCAGACAAAAATTGATGTCACTGCAATCACAAACGATACGTCACTTCTTGAAATAGTAACGTACACACCAAATGATTTTTATTAATGGCAGTAGGAATATTTAATTTTAAACCGATAACAAAATTGACTGCCGAACTTGGTGTCAATTCATCTCCGATCAGTGTCGAAGCACTTGCGATACCTTTGTCAACTGGCGACATCATTCAAATCGTAGGTCGAAACAATAGTGTCTATCGAACAGAAGTGACATCAAACGTGGCTGTCGGAGCAACTTCGATACCTATCAACGTCAAGACAACTGAAGCACTTGGGATTCAAAACAAGACGCCTATTGCAAAAAGATCGATTGTGATGATTGAAGATCTTGAAATGATGAAATATGTCAAGCAAGATTCACATATGTATATGAATTTCAGTAGTCAAGCAGTTGCGGCAAGAACGTGGACGACACTTTCATCTTCTGGTATTTCGAATCATTCTTGGAATACGGTAACAACTGACGAAGGTACAACGATCAACAATATTTCTTCAGCAATTCAGTCAGTAGGACTTGTCATACCTTTTGATTGTACACTTGTGGGATTGAAGTGTATCTTTTATCGTGTAGGAAACTATCAATCTGCCGCGGCATTGTTTCACGGAACACCGGATTATAATGATCTTGACACAATTAATATGTCACGTGTCGCATATGCAGAAGCAGACAATTCTGCTGGACCCGATTCAAAATATTCACAAAGACCAGTCGCCGGTACTGATCTTTCAGCAGAATTTCCATTGTCAGCAGGTGACATCTTACTACCAGCATTCAAAGGTGTTTCGAATTCTGGAGGAAATTTACGTGTCACATATACCGTTGTATTAAAGCCAAATAAATTATGATAAAAGAAGAAATTGAAAAACTAAAAATTGACATTGAAGATGCAATGATGTCTGGCGACTATGAATCAGTCGTTGTCATTTTACAATTAATTATTGAACACATTGAAAATTTAGAAAAATGAAACTGCTTGAAATCATACCTTTGAACATTACCGTTCTTGCAATATCTTTGACAGAAATTGAAGTCACATTGAAGATCTTACTTTTGTTGATCACAATCTTCATTTCTGTTTTTAACTTTATTAAAAAACGTAAAAAGTGAAACACTTTGACATATCAGAATTTGACTCGCCAGATCTTGAAAATTCTGGTGCGTATATGAAAGAAGAATTTCTTGAAAAGATTGACAAAGCAAGATCAATTGCAAACATACCTTTTAAGATCAATTCTGGATTCAGAACGATCACACACAACAAGAAGATCGGTGGATCAGAAAATTCTTCACATATGAATGGAGTTGCTTGTGACATACATTGTGTTGATTCACGTTCAAGACAGATCATTGTCAATGCTTTAATACAAGCAGGATTCACAAGGATAGGCATTGCAAAGACATTTGTTCACGCCGACACAGATCAATTCAAAAATGACGCTTTATGGTTATACTGAAAAATATACTTGGTAATTTATTAGGAAAAGCAGACGTGATCGTTGACGAGGTGATCACATCGCAAGAAGAAAAGATGCAATTGAAAAACGAATTGCAAAAAATCATCAATGATCACGAAGAATTGGTTGAACAAGAAATCACAAAACGATGGGAAGCGGATATGAAGTCAGATTCGTGGCTATCGAAAAACATCAGACCTTTGACACTTGCATTTCTTGTTGTGTCATCTGTCTTGTTGATCTTCATTGACGCTGGTGTGATTTCTTTTGTTGTCGATGAAGAATGGAAAGATCTTTTGAAAATGGTATTGATGACAACGATCGGTGCATACTTCGGAGGAAGATCATATGAAAAAGTAAAAAAATAGAATATGTCAAACAGAATGCGACTCAAAGATCACGAAGTTGAAATGATCAACAACTTCAGAAACAATGATTTCAACAATGTACTTGTCATTGGAGATCTTCATAGTCCGTTCATCAGAAAAGGATATCTTGAACACTGCTTGAAAGTACGTGAACAATATCAATGCAATGAAGTCGTATTCATTGGCGATGTCGTGGACAATCACTATTCATCATACCACGATGCTGATCCGGATGGCTTTGGTGCGGGTGAAGAATTAGATCGTGCAATTCATCATCTTAAAGAATGGCATCAGCACTTTCCAAAGGCAAAAGTATGTATCGGAAATCACGATGCGATCATATGTCGAAAGGCATTCAGCAGTGGTATTTCAAATCGATGGATCAAAGACTATGACGATGTCCTTGGTACACCTGGATGGGACTTTCAGAATCAACACGAAATCGATGGTGTGATCTATACACACGGAACGGGATCGTCTGGCAAAGGTGCAACAAAACGTGTACGTGAATGGCAATGCAGTATCGTACAAGGTCACATACATACTGAAGCATATATTGATTGGTATTGCAATAAAGAATATCGACTTTTTGCAATGCAGGTCGGTTGTGGTGTGGATGACAGATCATACGCAATGGCATACGCACGAAACTTCACAAAGAAATACATTGTGTCTTGTGGTGTTGTATTGAACAACGGAACACTGCCGATCGTATTACCTATGGACATTAAATAAAAAAGTGTACATTTGCACTTAATAAAATGAAATGATGACGTTCTTGTCATCTTTTTACTTGTTTTTTTTACTCGAATTGAAGCGTCTTTTGACGCTTTTTTTCGTTTATTGACATTAAAAAGCAAATTTTTTTTTATATTTTTTTCCCAGATAATTGCAAAAAAAACACACTTTTTGTGAATAAATTGTTCAAAGTTGTTTGTATATATAAAAAAAGTGTATATATTTACAAAAGTAAAAACAACGGGCGATGGTGCCCACCAAATTTAAAACAAGTAAAAATGCAAAATTTAAGATCTCCAAAGTGTAACAAATTGATGAACATCGCTAATCAATTAAAAGAACAAGGAAAAGCATCAGTTGAATTCAAACCGTCTTCAATTAATAGATACGGCTTGGATATGATTGGTATAAGACTTTCAAATTCAGCTCAATGGTATTGGTTTCAGTTAGATTTCGGCTATGATGCGATTTCTTTATTTGAAAGGTATTCAACAAATACAGGTAAAGCATCAAGAGGATTTAATATATCATACAACTTTCTAAACAAGATTGGTTTTTACAAAGACTAAAATCAATCAAACATCAACGCCTCGCACTGAAACAAATGCGAGGATTTGGTGGTAGTAACTAATATTTAAAACAAGTAAAAATGAAAACACAAATCAGAAAATGCAGAACACTAAATGATTTAAGAAATCATCCTTTAGTTTGTGAAGTTGAAAGAGAGTACAATCCAGGTGTCTTTGACGGACAAGACTATACTTATTGGCTATATTTAAAAGACGGCTATTGGTTTGAGGAGGAGCAAATTGGTTGCATTCACGAGCCAAGAATCAAAGACATCTTGTCTTTGTTTAATTGTTTCACAATAACAAAAAGAACTGACGGATTCTAATATTAATAAACATCATCGCCTTGCATTTAACGATGCGAGGTTTTGGTGGTAGTAACTAAAAGAAACAATTATGAAAATCAACTTTGGTAATTTATTAAACTGCAAAAAACAAGAACACGATGTCGGACTTGACATTGATCTTGTTGAAAGCAGTATCAATCAACTTAATGCGGAGATCGGACAGAAGATCAAAGAATCAACTGACAAAGAACGCATCAAAACACTTAAAGAAGTTAAAGCATTGACACGATCTTTGATGCCTCGAATACTTCACAAACACTTAATACAAAAAAAGTAATTATGGAAGCAGGAAAAGATCTTCACAAAAAAAACTATGTCGATAAAGCAAGACTTGAATTCGGTACACAAGTACAATTCTTTGAATACACGCTTGACGATGTCGTGCAATACAACACGATTCTGGGCGGTTTAATAGCATTATTTTGTTTTTTGACTAACACATACCCAATGGAACTTTTTTACACGTATTTGGGTGCAATATTAATGACAATAGTTTTCTATTTTAAATACGGAACAAAATGAATATACAAGAAAAATTGCTGAAGATTCAAAATGAATTGAAAGCTCCGAAGAATCAATACAATTCTTTTGCAAAATACAAATACAGAAATCAAGAAGACATACTTGAAGCACTGAAGCCACTTCTTAAAAAGTACGAAGTCACATTGACGATCAGCGATGAAGTACATTCAGTCAATGATCTTTCATACATCAATGCGATCTGTCGTCTTACAGACAACGATCACGAATTGACTACAATGGCACAAGCAGGTATTGACACTGATCGCAAAGGTATGGATCTGTCACAACAATTTGGGTCTTCATCTTCATATGCAAGAAAATACGCATTGAATGGAATGTTTTTAATTGATGACACAAAAGACGCTGATTCAATAGACTTAAAAGAAACTAAAAAAGCAACGAAGCCAACTTTGAAACTAAATTCAGAAGCATTTAAAAAAGCAAAAGAATTTTTGAAAGATGGTGGAGACATTAACAAAATCAAAAACAAATATCAAATCAGTCAAACGACACAAAATTCACTATTAAAATGACACACACACAGAAAGGTAAATTGATCAAAAAAATTGATCTTGAAACGGGAACATCAAAAGCAGGTAAAGAATGGAAAAAACAAGACTTTGTAATTGACACTGGCGACAAGTACAATCCTTTGCTTTGCTTTACACTATTTGGAGAAGAAAAGATTGCAATGATTAATGACATCAATGTCGATGACGTGATCGAAGTATCTTTCAATCTGTCTTCACGTGAATACAATGGTAGATTCTATCATTCAATCAATGCTTGGAGAATAGACAAAGAAGAAGACGTTGCAACGTATGAAACTGCTGACGAAGTAGTTGTTGAAAAAGAAACTGATCTACCATTTTAACTATGAAAAAGAAGAACAAAGATTCGTTTTTATACGAGGATGACTTTTATTCAATTGAAGTCTTTTACACATACACTTTTGATTCAGCAACTTACTATGATCCAGAAGATGAAGATCTTGAAGTTGAAAAGGTTTTTTTGACATCAAAATTGCTTCAAAAAGATTCAGATCGATTTATCGTGGTAGACACACAAAAATCTTCAGAAATTCAATGGGTGACAACTGACATCACAGATCTTTTTTTAATAGGTATAGACACAGAATCAATGGTTGAAGAAATACTACAAAAAGAAAGGGACAATGACTAAAACTATAAAAAGAAAGATTGACAAGATCTTGAAAGAAGCACACTTGATCATCAACGAATCAAGTGGCACAGACATTTCAAAAACACAAAAAGCAAAAGCAAAACTTGAAGCAAGAAAGATCTTGCGACAAATCAAAGATCTTGATCAAAAGGTTTGGGATTGCATAAAATTTGACATCAAATAATATGGAAAAAGAATTTATTTCAGACGATCACATTGTCATTCAAAGTTTGCAACATATGTTGATTTCATATGAAAAACGATTGAAAAAATATCAAAAGACAGACAGACAAGATCTTGTTGACATCACACTTCGTTACATTGCAAAATTAAGACGACTGATCATACAAAAGACAGAACAAACTTTTGTCAAAAAAAATAATATTAAAACAATTCAATCATACAAATAATGGAAAGAAAAGAATTAATAAAACAAATGGATTTCATTGTTGAATTAGTTTGTGACATTTCACATTTAACAAGACAAGAACTATTTTCAAAAGCAAGACAAAGACATCTTGTTGACGCAAGAAGACTTGCATTCGCATTGATGCGAGAATTGTTCGGATTGCCATACACAACGATTTCAAAATACTTTGGAAAGAATCACGCATCAATCATTCATTCAATTAAACTTCACAAAAATTTACTTGAATTTGACGCAATTTATCGTGGTAGGTACACAAAGATCTTTCGACTAATGTACCAGAAGTATAATGAAGAAGTCATTGACTTTTTAAAAGACAAACTGAACGATGAAAAAGGACACATTATTAATACATTAAGAGAGGACACAAAGATACTATGAAAACAGACAGAAAACTTGGAGAAGAAGTCAACAAGATGCTTCTTGAATTAGGTATTGAAACACCGACACACACAACAGACTTCACTTTTGCAGAACGTCAAAAGCATATTGAAACATCATTTGAAGTGATTATGCGAATGCTCAATCTTGACTTGACAGACGATTCACTTGCAGACACACCACGAAGGATTGCACATATGTACTTGCGAGAAATATTCGAAGGATTAAACTATGACAATTTTCCGAAGTGCACACGTGTCGAAAACAAAATGAAATATGATGAAATGGTTACGATCAAAGACATTTCAGTGATGTCAACTTGTGAACATCATTTCGTCACAATCGATGGTATTGCAAAAGTATCATACATTCCGAAGGACTATGTCATAGGATTAAGCAAGATCAATCGAATTGTTCGTTTCTTTAGTAAACGACCACAGATACAAGAAAGACTCACAGAACAGATCTTTCACACGCTTTGCTATATATTAAAGACGGATGATGTCGCCGTCAAGATCGATGCCATTCACTATTGCGTCAAGTCACGTGGTATTGAAGACGCATCATCATCAACGACAACAACAAGACTTGGTGGAGAATTTTTGAAGCCAGAAGTCAGATCAGAATTTTTAACTTATTAAACAACAGAACTATGGACGTAACGTCAGAAATCACGGCAGAAGGAAAAAGGTTTTCATTTTTGCCAGAATCAGAAATCAAAACAGATGAATTGAATCTTTTTCAATTTGATTCGCCCGATCAATTAATCATCACAGAAACAAAAGAATTTTCAGCAGTCTGCCCATTCAGTGGTCTTCCAGACATCGCATATTTGAAAGTCGAATACTATCCGACATCATACGTTTGTATTGAATTGAAGTCATTCAAATACTATATGACATCATTCAGAAATGTCGGCATTTATCAAGAAGGTGCGACAAAAAGAATATATGACGATGTCAAAGATATTCTTCGATCTGATCGTGTACGTGTGACAACGATATACAACACACGAGGTGGTTTTGACACAACTTGCATTGAAGGAACGCTATGATCTACTACATTTCAGGACCGGAAAGCACCGTCAAGAATGTCAAAGAACGATTGATGGATGATGACAAAGCAAGTCACTATCTTTTGTCTTTTGCAACTTCTTCAAAACACTTTGATGAATTTTATCGTGACGGGAAAAACACGATAATGATTGACTCCGGTGCCTTTTCGGCTTGGAATAGTGGTAAGATCATTGATCGTGAAGAATATCTTGCTTATTGCAAAAAACTGCCAGAAGAAGTGTACAAGATCAATCTTGATGTCATACCACAGACGGGATCGTCAGTTGCAGAAAAATTGAAATGCACTGAAGAATCATTCAAGAATTTTGTGTACTTGCAGAAGCATTTGAAGAACGTCTTGCCCGTACATCACTACGGAGAAGACATTTCATTGATGCACAGATTTGTCAATGAATGTGACTACATATGTATATCTCCAGCAAATGACACTTCAGAAAAGATCAAAAGAAACTATTTCAAATATTTATTCAGTCAGATTGATTTGAATGTCAAGACACACGCACTTGGATATTCATCATTCAGTGGTTGTGGTTTGTTTCCTTTCTATTCAGTCGATTCAATTGCTTACAAACGGACACAGATGTATGGTGATCTAATATTCAGAAAGTCAGACGGATCATATATGTATATGTCGATGTGGGACTATGCAAAATTGAATGGAATCGCATATGATCGTGACGCTGGTATGGCAGCCAACAAAGAACTTCTTGAAAAAGCGACATATTTTCACATTCAGAATCTTTTGAATAGGTTCAAAGAATTAGGAGAAATTAACAAGACAAAAAATTTCAATTATCTTAAACAACAATTAACACTTTTTTAGTATGAAAGCATTGGTTATTTTTAGTGGTGGACAAGATTCAACGACTTGTCTGCATTGGGCATTAAGTCCCTTATTTAATGACTTCAAAGAAGTCGAAGCAATTTCATTCAACTATGGACAGAAGCATTCGGTTGAATTAGATCAAGCAATTAAGATTTGTGATACATTATCGATCACACTTCACATCATTGACATATCTTTTTTGAATAACATTGTCGAATCAGCATTGACATCAAACGGAGATGTCAACAAATTAAATGACAAAGGTCTTCCGTCATCTTTCGTTCCGAACAGAAATCAGATCTTCATCACAATGGCACATTCACTTGCACAGAAGATCAATGCAACACATTTGATCACTGGAGTTTGTCAAACTGACTATTCTGGTTATCCGGATTGTCGTGAATCATTTGTCAAAGCAATTGAATGGACTACAAATTTAGGATCAGACGCAGACATCGACATCTTGACTCCTTTGATGTACTTGACAAAAGCAGAAACATTTGAACTTGCAATGACAATGGGTGCAGAAGCATACAGATCAGTCATTGAAGATTCACACACTTGCTACAATGGAGATCGTACAACTTTGCACGATTGGGGATATGGTTGTGGCGAATGTCCTGCTTGTGCATTAAGATCAAAAGGTTACACAGAATTCAAATACTTAATGTCAAACACTGATCAAATATGAAATTTCAATCAACAAAAATACTTGAAGGTTATTCGACAACTTTTAGACAATGGAAAGCAGAATCACACTGCAAATATCTTCACGGATACGCATTAAAATTCAAAGTCATATTTGAAGGAGATCTTGACGAACGTGGTTGGGTAGTTGACTTTGGATCATTTAAAAAGATCAAACAAAAAATGAAAGACTTGTTCGATCACACAACGATAATGGCACTGGACGATCCAAGACTTTGGGACTTTAACAATTTAGCTTATCACGATTTGATCCAACTTCGTACAATGGAAGCAGTCGGTTGTGAAAAGTTTGCTGAAGTCGTATTCAATATGATACAAGCAGAATTTCAACATCAAGAACGTGTCAAAGTTGTATCTGTCGAGTGCTTTGAAAACAATACAAATTCAGCAATTTACAAAAGATGAATCATTTAATCATAAGCGAACAATTCTATTCTTTGCAAGGCGAAGGACAGACGATGGGTGTTCCTTCAATATTCATTAGACTTGCAGGTTGCAATCTTCTTTGCAAGTCAGATCATTGGGTTTGTGATTCTATCGAAGTATGGAAGAAAGGTGTCAAAACAGAATTTCAAGATGTACTTGATCAAGATATGATCAAACGACTTAAAGAAGGTACACATCTTATTTTCACAGGTGGTGAACCTATGCTTCATCAAACTGCAATACTTGACTACTTGAAATGGTTTAAAAAGAAATACAATTTCAAGCCAATAGTTGAGATTGAAACAAACGGAACAAGAATAATTGATCACGATCTTTTCAAATTGATTGACTTTATCAATTGCAGTCCGAAACTTGAAAATTCCGGAGAACCTATTTTCAGACGTTTTAACGAACAATCATTGACGCAGATAAGCAATCACACGAAATCGATCTTCAAGTTTGTTATATCGCACGAAAACGACATTGACGAGATCATCAAGGACTTCAATTGTATTGACTTAAACAAAGTTGTGTTGATGCCAGCAGGAGAAGACAAAGATCAATTGAATGAAACAAGAATGATGGTAGTCAACAAATGTCTTGAAATGGGATGGAGGTATTGTGATCGTCTTCATATAATTATATGGAATAAAAAAACAGGAGTATGAAACGAATACGAGTAAAAAAGAAAAAGAACTTCACGGTAGTGAACAATCAATTCATCTTTGAAAAAGGTTTGTCGCTGAAGTCAAAAGGTTTGCTTGTCTGGATGTTAGCATTACCAGAAAACTGGGAATTGTATGTCGAAAACGTCATCAAGCATCACACAGACGGAAAGACTGCAATCTATTCAGCATTTAAAGAATTGATGTCATTCAACTATCTTGAAAGAAAACAGATCAGAGATAAAAAAGGAAAGATCATTTCTTGGGAATACATTGTACACGAATGCCCACTTTCAGGAAATCAAGAAGTAGGTTTCCAACAAGTAGGTAAACAACAACAAGGAAATCAGTCGCTAATAAAGACGAATAAAAATAATACTATTAAATACTTAACAAAAGAAAGTATTAAAAGCAATTTTCAAGATCTTAATTTTGACGCTTGGACTTTATGGAAAGAATTTAGAAAAGAACAATTTCGATCAACGTACAAGCCGATCGGAGAAAGATCAGCAATTAAAAAACTGATCGATCTTTCAAATGCTGATCAAAAAATTCAAGCAGACATCATCGAGCAAAGTATATCAAATGGGTGGCGAGGTTTATTCGCATTAAAAGAAGAAAAGAAATCAAATGTCAAACAATTGCAATCTAATTGGTTAGAAGCAAGAAAAATTGTGTCAAATGAATAAAGAACAAGCAACAGAAGTCAATCTTCTTATTGCGACTTTTAGGTGTTTTAACGAACAATTGTACAACATCAAAGGAAGTCACAAAGGTGTATTGAAGCAAAAATTCAACAGACTGATCAATGTATCACGTCAATATGAAAAAGAAATCGTCAAATTGACTGATGATTCGAAAGACATTGAAAACATATATGATGAATTGATGGAAATATTAATAATAGTAAAAAAACAAGTCAATGAATAAAGAAGAACAAATCTGGTATCGATTTAATGAAGATCAAAAGAACTTAAAGATTGAATGTGTCGATCTATTGTCAAAATTTTATTTGATGCTTGGACAAAAGCCAGAGTCAGAACAAATTGTGATAATGGCAAAATTTTTGTATGACGACATTGTTTCAAAATATTCTGCTTTGACAATGCAAGAAGTTGACTTTGCAATCACTGAAGGTATACGAAACGGAGAAGGATCTTGTTTTATCAACGTTAGATCTTGGAATCAATTTATACAACAATATCAAAAAGGATCACGTCTAAAAAGACAACAGAAAAGATTGACAGAATTTGAAATTCATCAAGAATCACAAAAACAGATCAGTCATACAATCAACAAAGCAAAACAGATCAAAGATGCTTAAAGACTTTGAAACTATTACAGAAGACGCAAACGACTTTGAAATCAACAAAGTCATTCCGACACTTGTCAAAGGTTTATCACGTTACAAAGGGAAAGACAATGCAATTTCGGGAAGTACGATCATCAAACGACTTAATGATTCACAGATCTTCGGAAAATACAAATTAAACGCAGTAAAACTTCGCAAATTGATTCAAATGATGCGACTTCGTGGTGATCTTTGTTTCCTTTGTTCTTCATCAAAAGGTTACTATGTGGCAAAAACAACTGAAGAACTTGACGATTGCATTGAATCACTTGAGCAAAGAATATCACAACAAGAAAAAGTTGTCAAAGCATTAATATGGCAACGAAATCAATGTATTTAATATGGCAAAGACTACGATCAGCAAACTGAAATCAAAACTTGACAAATTATTTTCATTGTATATACGACAAAGACACAAAGACTTTGACGAATTTGTGACTTGCTTTACTTGTGGAGTCAAAAAGCACTGGAAACAGATGCACGCCGGTCACTTTCAGTCAAGAAAGCATCTGACAACACGATGGGACGATGTCAATGTACAAGTACAATGTCCGAAATGTAATTTGTTCAATCAAGGAGAACAATACAAGTTTGGTTTGTATCTTGATCAAAAATATGGCGAAGGTACTTCTGATGAATTGCATCAACGTGCAATGACGATCGTCAAACTTTCACGAACAGACTATGAAGAAGCGATCAAGAATATTGAAAAGAAATTGAAAGAAATATGACTTGATTGTCGTATATATTAATAAAATTGTTATATTATGGGAATGAAAAAAGTGATATTTGAAGCAGGAATCAATAAAGTAGGTACATTGGCAGATGGTACATTGTCGATCAATTTACATACACAAGAACTTCCTGCGGAAACTATGATGAGAATCTTTGAAATGAACAAAAAGCCTGGTCTTGTGTTGATTTCATCTGATTCAATAAGTCAACAAGACATTGACGCAGTACAAGTGACGACAAAAGACTTTGAATTTAATCAAAAGACACCAAGTCAAAGACTTCGCAATGTATTGTATCGAGTATGGGAACAAACTGATCAACAGAAAGACTTCAGATTGTTTTATGAAATACATATGGAAAAAGTAATTAATCAATATAAAACAACATTGGACTAATGGTAAAAGACACTGATGTACTTGCAGAAGTACGAAAGAAGACATCTGACATCGTTTCGCTTGTCAATGAAGGATATATGCAGTCAACCGATGCGTACGTCTTATTGAAGCAAATTGAAGTCAATGCAAAAAGTATGAAAGATGAATTGAAAGAACAAACAATTGATCTTATTCATCAAATAGGTTTCAACAACAAATCAATCGACACATCTTCAGCGTCAATTGAATTAAGATCTTCGGCAGGTCGATGGGACTTCAGTCATATAAAAGAAATCACTGATCTTGAAGAAGAATTGAAGCGATTGAAAGAACGATCAAAACTTGCATACAAGAACGAGCAAAGCGGATCAATGCTTGTCACAGAAGACGGAGAACAAGTACAATCAGCGATCTTCATATCGGGAAAAGAAACTATTGCAGTAAAGTTGAAGAAGTAATGGCAAAGAAGAATCATCATCAAACTATATGGAAAAGGGAAGAAGATGATTCATTGACACTACAACTGCCCAAGATCATCAATACAGACATATCTTTTCAATTAATGTTTGGAATGGCTGAAGATTACAAAGAAGAAAACAGATTGATCAGAAAGCATCATCAAAAGTACACATTAAACGTGTACACAGAAAAACACATCAAGATATGGTTCTTTTAAATAATATCATCACAATCATTGGTAAGTTAGTAGAAGCGACATTGACGCTGATCTTCACTATACCTTTGATGATCATCACGTTTGTGATTGTTTATATTACAGAAATAATTTTAAATCTATTCAAAAAATGAAAGTAGTTGCAACAATATCAGTCAACGTTAAAGTCAAAGAAAATGATCATCCTGCTGACGTACAAGACAGAGTCATTGAAAAACTTGTGAACGTATGTGATGGATGGGTCAATGGTGATGTGTCGCCAAAGATCACAATTCAATATACTATGGACAAAGAAGACGTTGACGATATAAAGAAACTGATCAACTAATGCCAAAGCTACCAAAGAAGAAAGATGTGTCTTGGAGAGCAAAGACAGAACGCAAAGTGTTTGAAACAAAAGGAAAGAAGTCATACAAGACGGAAAACGCTAAATTCTACAATAGTAAAGAATGGAAGACACTGCGAAACTATTATATCAGTCAATATCCTTTATGCAAATGGTGTGAAGAAGAAGACAAAGTGGTACCTGGTGATGTAGTTGATCACATAAAAGAAATCAAAGATGGTGGTGATATACTTAATGAAAACAATTTGATGACGCTATGTCATAGGCATCACATACAGAAAACAAATTGGGAAAGAAGCAAAAGAAAAAGACGCAATGAATAAATCAAAATACTATTACGACTATACAAGAAACACAGACGATGTGATTGACTATGAACAGACACAGACGCCCAACTACTACATAGGAAAGAAGTATGGCTACAAAGCAAAGGACATCATCTATGACTATGATCTGTCATACAATTGTGGCACTGCATTGACGTATATATTACGAGCAGGAACAAAGACAGAACAAGGTATGAAACAAATTGACAAGCACGTTGAAGACATACAGAAAGCAATCAATCATCTTTCTTTTGAGTTAGAAAACTTGAAGAAGGAGGGGGGTCAATAAATTTTTGACACTTTCTGGAATATCAGAAGTGGGGATTTT